AATTTTTAATTGCTTCTTGTTTTATCAGTGAGTCCGCCATTTCTTCTCTAGACATTCCCATTGCTTTTGCAATTGCAGTTTGCTGGATTCGGTTCATATTACCGAATTTTGCTTGAGTGATACCATTTTTAGCTAACTCTTGACTCATACCAACTAAATCATTTCTAAGTGCCGCTTGCCTTGCCCCATCAAGATTTAATTGTTGGCCAGTTAGTAACTCTGCTTCCATCTCATTAGCTATAGAAGTTTCGTAGTCCAGTAGACTATCTGCTATACCTTCCATTTTATCAAAGGATAAACCAAGTTTTCTCGCTTCAAATGCTGCTTTAGCTAATCCTCCTGGCATTTTAGATGTTGATAATTTTGTTGCTGCTGAAGAATCTGATATATCTTTCATTACATCCTGGTACCTAATGGCTGTTCCGTTGGCAGCGTTTTGGAGAGTCACTGTACCTATAAGGCTATTATTAAATTGTTTTAAATTCTTTCCTGTAGCGCCAGTGAATGCAGTTAGATTAGCTGCTTGGTCTGCGGATAATCCAAACTTCTTTACCATTGTTCCTGCTGCTGCTGCGGTCTCTATACTTAAGTCTGCAGATATACCTAATTGATCTGAGATAGCCATTGTAGCTTCTCTTAAGTTGTCACCTGAAAGTCCTTTTATAGATATTCCTGCGTCGCGGAATTTTTTATCTAAATCTGTAGCAGCGTCTCTGCTTATGTTTAAGTTACGAGCAAGATCTGTTATATCTTGATTTGTTTTAAAAATACCCTTAGTAAAAATAGCTCCAGAAAATGCTAAGGTCATTTTTCCTGCAGCTTTACCCACAGCTCCCATTCCTGCTGTTAGTGCACTACCGCCGTCTGCTCCTGCTTTTCTAGCTTCTTTTGCTGCTGAGTCAAAATCTTTGAAGAACTTGCCAAGTACCGGTATATCGCCTGCTACTTCTGCTATAGATTCTATCCAACCAGTCTTACTATTTAGATTATCATTTGCAGCTTCCAGTTCATTAAATGTACCTAAGAGTGATTCTGCTTCTACGGCAGCATTACTTAAATTTTCAACTGTTTTAAATATAAGTTTAGCTTCTTTTTCAGTTGCGTTTGCTGCTTTTTCATTTAAGACTTGAATTTTTGATTCTATAGCCTGTATTTGACCTTTTACTAATTTTTGTTTTTTTAGTATTTTATTTGTCTGTGTCTTATCCTTTAGGTCTTCAGCTGTAAACTTTGATAGTGCTTCTGCTTGACTTGCTACCTGTTTAGTTAAGTTACCTGCGCCTTTTAATTCTGCTCCAAAGTCTACGGAAGCAGATGCTGTTTTTCGCATCATTGCAGATATTCCAACTAAAGCTTGATTTACTCTTTCTGCTTCTTTTGAATATCTTTCAATCTGTGATACAGCAGCAGCGGTTTCTTTTTTTACCTCTTCTGCTTTTTTAGGGTCTAAGTTCTTATCGTCAGCCATTGTGTATTGTTATATAATATAAATAGTTAAGGCCTCTATTATCTAGAAGCCTTTGTACTATAAGTTGGCTTTGATCTAGGTTTTATGTTAGGTTTAGCAACTTGTCGGTTTTTTGCTTTATCGTACTGCTTTTGATTCTCTTCATTTTCCTTAGTGTAAAATTCCTTAATTTTATTAAAGGTAAACTTTCTAAGCCATATTGGCATGTTGTATACTTCATTCCAAGTATAACCTCCTTTACCGTGGAAAACTATTTCATGAAGAAGTGAGAATATATTTAGACGATCAGCCTGCGTCAGGCCAAAAAAAGCTAAGCCCAATGGGCAAATCGACATCCTCCTGAATGCCGTCTTCGTCTGTGTATAAGAATGTCATCTTAACGTTTGGTTGGTTTTTAGCGTAATCTGCTCTTAATGCTCTTGCGTCTTTTGCAAGTAGGTAGTTATCTACAAAATCTCTAATATCTTTCTTCTCTGTCATACCGTTTACAGATGTAATGATATATTTCATTCTTGTAGATATTTCCGGTGAAGAGTTTTTTGTAATTTTTTTAAGTCCTTCTATTTCTCTTTCAAGTAATTTTTCATCACCATGAGTTAAGAGTTTATAGGTTACTGCATTACCTGTTGAAGGAAGATCAAATGAGAAAGAATTAGTACCTTGTGAATATTTAGTTTCATCAATTTCTATATTCTGTAATGTTGTTAAGTCAACTGTGATTTTCTCTCCATTGTACGTAATATCATAATCTTTACCGTAAGAGAGTATTCTTGCTGCTATCATAACAGCATTTTTATCTCCTATAAGTAAATCATTATAGTTTACTTCTTTATTAACTACAAGAGACTTAAGTAACTTATCAATTACTGTACCATTGTTGATTAGATTTCTGTTTGTAAGAATATCTTCTTCTTTAGCAGTCATGTACTTCATTTCTAACTTACCTGAAGCTAGTGGTGAGTCTGGTGAGTATAGAAGACCTTTTGAGGGTAATTCGATCTCTTCTGTTGGGATTGAAAACTTTGATTCCATAAATTTTATTTAGTTATAACTTATTCTATATATAAATATACGAAATAAAAATTTAGTAGGCAACAAAAAACCCGGATAAGTTCCGGGTCTTTCTTTTAATTCTTATGTAAGTTAATTTCTAGTAGTTTAGTACGCAGTAATCCATTGCTACTGTTATCTGTACTTCTACTGGTTCATCAGATGACCAATCATATTGTCCAAAGTCTCCATTTGTTAAAATAGCTCCTTTAATGATCCACTCTCCAACTACGTCTCCTACAGGACCTAGAATATTTAAAGTTAAATCCTTTTTATACATATCAGAATAACCTGCTCTACCGGTTACTGATTCATATCCTAATCTTGCCCACTCCATTACAGCTTGAGCTCCAGAAGGTGTTACAGGATCGTATAATGTGAAGGTCATATCTTCCCATTCTCTTTTTCCTCTAATCTTTCTATAAGAGTTAATGTGGTCTAGTTTTATAATGTTATCCGTAAAAGTAGGTGCTTTAACATTCTTTACCATAAAGGATGGAATGTTATCGATATACATTACAAATCTGTTTTGTACCTTTGGTTCAAAGGCTTTAAACATTACTTCTGATGTGTCTAATACTGCCATGTTGTATTTACTTTATTATAAATATGGTTATTTTTAATTATTGTACAAATGTTGCTCCAGTTGGCTCAATTGTAAAGTCTAGTACTATGAATTCTGCTGTTTTTGCTGGCTGAATAAATACTTGACCTATTAATTGATTTCTATCTACTACATCTGCTGTGTTATTTGATTCATCCATTACTACTCTGTAAGCGTAAAGACCTTGTCTCTGTACCACTGATTCTAAGTAAGGATTAACGTTTGCTAAGAATTTATTTCTTGTTGCAATCGTATTTTGTTCAAATACTAAGTTTGTTGCTTGATCTCCTAAGAACTTCTTAAGAGCTATTAATAATCTTCTAACATTTACTCTGTCTAATGCTGAAGCTTTTGTCTGTAAAGTTTTTTGTCCAAATACTGCTATACCTTGTCCAGGGAAAGTAGCGATTGGATTTACTTTTGCAGCATATAATATATCTCTCTGATTTCTGCTTAATTTCTGTTCTGCTTGTATTACTCCTGTTATACCACCTCTTACTAAACCTGCTGGGGCAAACCAAGGTGCTGCAGCGCTATCGTTAAATGCATAAACTCCAGGTACCGTACAAGAAGCTGGTGCCCATTGCAATCCTGCTCCTCCGCTTAACTGTACCCATGGCCAGTATGCTGCTGAATATGAACTGTTTACTTTTTTAGCTTGAGTTACTAAATTTGCTGTAGTTGAGCCGTGATTAGCTAAATCTACTATCGCTATACAATCACTTCTAAATTGTGCTGCGGACATAAGTGAATCTAATACTGTAGCATGAGTTGCATTTTGATATAGTAAGCCGGGTGTTGATATTACATTGATTACGTATTCGTCTCTGTTTTGTAGTATGTTTATCGCATCTTCATAATCTGCTGCAACTAATCCCTGTGTATCGGTATTGGATATTGATTCGTTAAATGTCATAGATGCTTTAACGATATTTCCTACACCGTTATAAAATGATCCTGATGTTTCTAGCGGTAAAGATGCTGAATATGAAGTTGTTCCTTTCGAGTTAACTGTGAAGCCATCTGCTGCTAAATAATTGATAGTTGCTCCTGCTACTGCAGAAACATAAACATATCTAGATTTATTTACATAATTACCAGAAGATTGTACGTATTTCTGTGTACCGTCGGTTACTACAGTTGTTACTTGATTTCCAATTCTTTTTTCAATATAGTTATCACTATTAGGATCTAATGATAAATTATTATATTGCTCTAAAATTACTTTATTAGAGTGGTTATCGTTTCCTCGTCTTAACGATAAAGTAAATGTTCCTGCTTCATTATCTTTAGCTGATACTTCCCATCTTATATTATCAGCTGACCCAGATTGCAATGTACCGCCACTGTTGGTAATTTCTCCACCATGATCTGTTGCGGATGTACCGTTATTGTATATAACTCCTTTACCGTGTGTTTTAAGTTCGAATGGTACTTCTGCTGCTGCTGAAGCAGTAACTGCTCCTGATTTTGCACTTGTCCAGGTTCCTGATGCACTAACGACTCTTGTTACTAATGCTGAATTACCTCCTTGTTGGAAGAAGTTTTTAATTGCTAATGATGTTAAGAACTCTTTATTAACAGATGCTGATACAAAGATATCGCCGAATATAGCTTTATATTCATTAAATGAAGTTACTATAGTTGGTTGCTCTACTGGTCCTTTTACCGTCGGTCCTATAAATGCTGAACTCGCATCGACTGGTGCTGGCGTTACAAATGAAATATCGTTTTCTCTTGTAAAAACACCTGGGGAAATAATTTTTTCTGCCATGTCTGGTCTAGTTTATTAATTGTTTAATATAAATATCGTTTAGGAATGTAAAACAGTCTAGTATATAAATGTTTTTATTTCTCTTATATAAATAGGGAAGGAGGATGTAAAAACCCTCCAACCTATAAATAAGTATGTATATTTGCTGATTACTCTGCCGATACTACTTCTTCTTCTTTAGTTGCTGCGATGAATTCACCGGATTTAAGATCAATTTGACCTGCTCCGTATTTCTCCTCTAAGCTTTTTGCTAATTCTCTTTCTTCAGATCTAAGTTCTTCTAAAAATGATTTAGCTGCATTAGAACGATCTACTAAGCTAATCTCTGCTAAGCTAATTGTTCCTAGTTCATTTACTAAAGCTGCGTTCTTTTGTTGAAGTTCGTTTAAGCTTTTTACTTCTTCTTCAGTTAATTTTGTTTTTGACATAATTGTAAAACTTTTATTTAATCGATTAATATTATTATAATATAAGAATAAATATATTACTATCCAACTTATTTATGTTTTTTTATTTTGCAGATATAAGTAACCCGCCTTCAAAGACTAGGTTAATTGTCGCTTTACCGGTTGATACAGTTATTTCTTGAGATGTACCATCTAGCTTTGCATCGCTACCTGCAGGACCTCTAGCTCCTGTATCTCCTTTAGCTCCGGCAGGACCTCTATCTCCAGTATCTCCTTTAGCTCCGGCAGGACCTTGAGCACCAGCTGCTCCGGCAGCACCATTTGTACCATTAGCTCCAGCAGGACC